GATTTGGTACTCTTTGGTGGATTTTGCTTAAATACAATATGGTCTAAGGATAGAAAAACTATTGCTGAAATATATCATTTAGATTTTAGTAGAATCCGTTCAGGTAAAATTAACCCTGATACTGATAAAGTTGAAAAGTATTACTACTCAGCTGATTGGTCTAATATTAAGAAATTCCCTGTTACAGCATACGGAGCATTTTCAAACAAAGAAAGTGACCCATCTCAAATATATTATTACAAATCATATTCCCCATCTCAATCATACTACCCACATCCTGATTATTCAGGTGGATTGGCAGCAATTGAAATAGATGTAAACGTACATGAATTTCATGCTAATAACCTTAAAAACGGGTGTTTACCAAGTCTTTGGATAAACATGAACAATGGTTTAGGAAACGATGAGGAACAAAGAGTTATTACAAGAGCATTAGAATCTCAATTTAGTTCAGTTAATAATGCTGGTCGTCCTATCATTTCATTCAATGAAAGTAAGGAAACTGCACCTGAAATTACACAAATTGAAACTAGTGCAAACGATGGATATTACCAAGCAATATCAGAAAATATTGTTCGTTCAATCTTATCAGCACATAGAATATCATCAGGTGAATTATTTGGTATCAGTACAGCAAACAAATTAGGTTCAAAAGACGAGATTGTTACTCACATAGAGTACGTGCGTAAAACTGTTATTATGCCATACCAAAAACAATTACTATCAGTATTTGATAAATTATGTTCTCTGAAGTTTGAAAGACCAACAACTTTTGAAATTAAACCTTTAACAATTTATGAAGTAGGTGACATTGAACAAGCACCTTTAGTAGTAGATAAACCAGAAACCCCAACACAAGTATAACATGGCTAACAAGTTACTTATAAGCGAGCAAAAATTAAAAGCGTTTACTAACACCAATAAGAACGTAGATTTAGATACAATTCGTGCTGAAATTGGTATTGCGCAGGATATACACCTTCAAAATTTATTAGGTACACTTTTTTATGACCATTTGTTGGACCAAATATCCTCAACAGGTAATACATTTAATGCTGATGAAACAATATTGGTAAATGATTATATCGCCGACTACCTTGTACAAACCGCATATTACGAGATGATACCTCACCTACACTACAGAACGATGAATCGTGCGATAGTTGTGGGGGAAATGCAGTCAGCACAGGCTGTAGATATACAGACAATGCAGTATTTGAGAACAATTCAGAAACAACGTTCAGATTTTTATATGATGAGATTGCAAGATTATCTTATCACAGGACGTGGACAGAACAAGTTCCCACAATATAATACTCAATCAAGTATTGATGGAATGTTGCCAGCAAAATCAGATTCTTATCGTTCACCAATTTACTTAAATCATACAACAAGATATGGTTATTCATTGGCACAATCAATGAGAAATTTAGATGTATATAGTGATAGAGCACACTACGACCCACCTTGCATGGATTGCGGATATTAAACTAAAATAATATGTATATAAAAACAACAACAACAATACCTTCTTACGAATTTACTTGTTGGACAGAAAAGAAATGATAGAACAAATAATATTAACAATTGTAACCACATTGATTGGTTATTTTGTGGGATATAGAAAATCAAAGAATGAGATAGAAGGTGGTCGTTTAGAAAACCTTGAAAAATCTATTAAAATATATCAGGTCATCATTGATGACTTGGGTAAAAAGGTTGAGGAATTAACCTCCCATATTGTTAGATTAGAAACAACAATTGATAGTTTAAAAAAGGAAAATAAAGAACTGAAAAATACTAATGGATTATAAATTACCATACCCAACAAAAGAAGAATTAACGATGACAACAAAGTCACAATATTTCGCAAGGGTTTTACCCATGAATTTGGATAGGAAAATTAATATAACTCAGGAAGAATATACAGCGTGGATTCATCACAATTTTGAATCGGTATATCTGTTTAATAAAGAACTAACCTTTAAGCAATACAAAAAATATTAATATGAATTTAGAACAAATCGTAAAACTTAGATTTAAATTATCTGATATTAAGAAACCAAAAGAAATGGCTGAAGATGGTCCGTGTTGGAATGGATATGAACAAATAGGTACTAAGATGTTAGATGGTAAAGAAGTACCAAATTGTGTTCCCATTAAAGCAAAGAAAGTAAAAGAAGGTTTCCCAATCCCTTCACCAGAAGGTGAGGATGAACAAACATTCATAAGTCGTTGTATTAGTAAGTTAATTGACGAGTATGGACAGGAACAAGCCGCAGCCATATGTTATGGTCAATGGGAAAAGAAGTAGTCTTAAATCGTCTTAAAATAAGAAAAGGGTCCCTACGAAGGACCCTTTATAGTTAGGAACAATATAGAGACAAACCTAACTAATGTGTTTTAATTTACTTTTAATTAATAAACTACCCATATTAATATTCTTACCTTTTGGTAATAACGGAATATGTTTTTTAAATATATCAATCGCATCTTGTTCATCTGCCTCAACATATAAAGCAACTGAATCCGCACATCCACACTTTTGTAATTTGTATAGACAATAAGTGGTTTCCATTTGATTGGGTACTTCATACATTACCCATCCTTTTTTTACAATAATTGGTGTCATATCTATTTGTTTTTGTTTCAACAAATGTACGGCGGGTTTTCTTACCATCCAAATCTTTTTTAAAGTTTTTTATAACTCATTTATAATCAACAAAAAACCCCACCGATAAAATCAGTAGGGTTTCTTATGCTTTCTATTTATTATAAACAATAGTGGGGGTCGTCAAGATATGGCAAATCATAGAATATACAGAATATTAAAAGACTCCCCCCACCTGTATAAATATATAAAAAATATTTTGAATTACAAAATGTTTAATAAAAAAAAGGGTGGTACACCAAACCACCCAATTCTTTACTTACTCGTTTTTAAATGTTCGTGATACATCTTTAAACAAAAGTTCTCAAATGTAATACTATCATCGTGAACGTTAGTTATGTATATATCATATAGACCTTCATAGTTGTCGGTCATGTACTTCATAAATTCTTCCATTACTTTCTTTTTTTTACCACCCACTCATCCAACGCCTTAATTCTTTTTTTAAGGTCATCGTCTTGTTTATGAAGACAACATTGAACAAATACTTCAGTTACCCTCCAAAGTTCTTCTACGGTAGGTTTAACACCCATTAGATTTAAATACTCTAATGCCAGTTTACTTTGAGATTGTTGCAAGATTTTAATATCTGTGCTGTAAAATTCAGGACAATTTGCCATTTTCTTTATTGTTTAGTTTTTAATAATTTAATTTAAATTTACGAGAAATTTTTGATAATACCAAATCTAACTTATCAATCATTTTCTCAATATCAATTTCACCTTCTTCTGTGAATTGTAATTCAAGTTTAACTGCGGTTGGGATTTGTTGAATTTGTTTTCTTTCAATCACTTCAGGTAACTCATCATTCAAATGATATAAATTAACTGGTCTACCTTGGTCACCAGGTATTGTTCCTAATGAAGAAATAACATTTAGTTTGATTAATGTGTTAATACTTCTCCCAACACTACTTGGAATGATTGGGGATATTAATTCATTGTAGGTATCATAAACATCCCAAGTGGTCATACATCCAAACTTCTTGAATAGTTGGAAGATTTTATTCTCTTGGTCCCTTGCAGATGCTATTGCTGATGCTAATTGTTCATCAGTAATGTCTGTTGTTTTGTAATAAGATTTAATAATCGGCATATCTTTTTCTGTTCAGATTATCCTGTCCCCGAGTTTATAAATATAAATATACACAATATTTTGGAAATTCCAAAATTATTAAGAAATATTTTTAAAAATTTTGTTTTTTGGTAAATGTCATGTATATTTATGATTGTAGTCCCTCATCACAATATAGGACATTAAAGATTTTAAGGGTTGTCAAAGAAAACTGAAGTGATGAGCAGTGAGTATTTGATGACCCTTTGTTATTAAATAATATGAAAAATAATTTTGGAACGTATCTACCACAGGATATTAACCTATATGGACCTTCAAGGGGTATTATATTGGGAAGAATCAAATCGTGGTGTCATTACAACAAAAAGAAAAAACAACATCTACACGATGGTGAATATTGGAGTGGTCATATTACTCAACAAGAATTTGTTGAACAGACTGGTTTAGATATTCAAACAATTAAAAGAGGATTAAAATGGTTACTTGATAATGGAATTATTGAGAAAGGTAACTTTAATAAATTAGGTTTTGATAGGACGGGATGGTATCGTCCAACGTATCAAAATGATACTATGGTGGTATCAAAATGTACTAATGTAAGGTATCAAAATGATACTATGGAAAGTATCAGATTGGTACCAACAATACCTGATAG